CCAGTTCAGCACCGAGCCGTCCGTGGACAACACCTTGTCCGCCTGCCCCGTGGGGTCGGGGACTTCGCGGATCGTGGCGGTGAGGAAGTGGTCGCCGTCGCCGGTCAGGAACTCGCCGGGGTCGGGAACGGGGATCGGCTGCCCCGCGCCGCCCGGCACCTCCAGGTCGTCAATCTCGCCCTGCTTTACGTCGTCCGAGTCGTACAACTCCACAAAGTAGGAATCGTCCGTATCGGCCCAAATGTCATGCACGGCGCGCCCCGAGGTATCCAGCGCAATCGTCGAGCCGTTGTTCACGGATAGGGCGCGGTTGCCATAGACGTTCTGCGGGGTCGTGGTGCCTGCGGTGTAAAACCGAAGCTCGCCCCCGGACAGGAGTTCGCCGGACTGGCCGTAGAACGAGCGGAGTTGGTCAAACAGTCGAAACGCGGCCATCCATGGCTCCCAAATAATTCTGGTGAAATAAAAAAGCCCCGCGATGCGGGGCTTTGTGTGCGCGTTGATTGGCCGTACGGTTACGGGTCAACGTGGCAGTTGAAATAGTCTCCGAACAATTCAGCCCCTTTTGACTGATATGCGGAGTGTGCCGCGTCAGCCGTTTCGAATGTGCCTAAATAGATAGACTGCTTCCGGAACGTGATCTGCGCAGAATATTTCCCGCTGCGAGTGAACCTAACACCCCTGAAGCCTGTCTGATTATTGCTTTTGCGCCACGTCCTGTTTGCCCCATTCTGACTTTTGTCAGCGGCGCGCAAATTTGACCACCGGTTATCCCGCCTATCGCGATTGATATGGTCAATAATCCCCGTTGGATATTCGCCCGTCATCAAAAACCAGGCGACTCTATGTGCTAGGAACTGCTCGTTGAACATGCTAAAAATCGCGTAACTGACACGCGCCGATCCGGGGCGAGGGCTGCTAGTTATCTTGCGCCAAAAATCCCCGGTGGCGGGATCATATTTTATGTTTTCGCGGATCCATTCCTTCTCATCATCGCTAAACACGCGATAAACAGCCGCCTTTCGATGCTGGCGTCTCATGCCAAGACTTCCGCGCAGCCGCTCACAGCGCCTCCAATGCCGCAAGTTCTTTGCGAAGATCGCGGACTCCGTTTCTGATCATCGAGTCCAAGTGCTGCTCACTCCACACGCCGGCGAACATGTCGGATGTTCGCCGAACGTCCTCATCATCGTATCCGTTGAATCGCGGGCTGCAGCGCATGTATTTGAAGCAGCGATCCCTGTGTCGCTGGTCGCGATCTGGAAATTGCAGAAGTATTGCGCTCATCGGGTCGGCTCCTAGTAAGAGCCGCCACTCGCCTGCAACGGGAGTGGCGGACGGTACGCGGTTTGCAGACCGGACTAGGCAACCGGCGAGCCGAAGCTCCCGCGCACCGCCCGCCATAGGAGCCGGGGGCGTAAAAAAAGCGCCATAAGGCGCTGCGCGCCGTAGTACCGGGCTGCAAATCCCGGCCGCCAAGGGTTGGCGGCAAGGTCTTTTTACCCCCTTGCCGCCCCTCCGTCAAGCTGTGCTAGGCTGCCCCCATGCGTACGAGCGATATGGTTTCAATCGCCCTCGCCCCTGTTTTTGGGGCGCTGATCGGGTGGATATTGCTGAAGCCCCGGCGTGCCTTCCACGCATGGATTGGGCGGAAACTACCGGACGGGCGCCTCAAGCGTGCCTTGCTGAAAAACGTCAGAGGCCAGCCGCTCTGGCCCGACGAGCAATCTCCGCATCCCTAGCCATTTCCTCCGCCGTCGCCCTCCGGCCGCCCACGATATCCAGCACCAGCGGGGCAGAAGCAACTTGGGGCGCAGCCAACGGCGAGACTCGCGGGGTTGCCTGCAGCAACCTAGCCAAGCCCTGCGTCGGCCTGCCCTGCCCCAGTACCCTGCCGGCAGTTTGTGAGTTCAGTAGCCGCGCCAGCGTACTGCCAGCCGCAACCGCCTTCGCCGCAGGGACCAGGAGGCTGCCAGCGCCAAGCGCGCTGGCAGCGCCCGCGCCACCGCCGCCCAACCCGACGCCTCGATACACGAGGTCCCGAATCGGCGTACCCGAATCCGGGATCGGGTCTTTCAATACGTTCTGGCCGATCTGGGCCAACTTTCGCATTTCATCGGTCGAACCCTTGCGGACCAAAGCCCATAGGGCGGCAGGCTTAACGTTGCCCTTGGAACCCTCCACCTGCTTCAGTGCCGCCTCGACGGTTCGCAAGTTCGCCCACTGTCCGTGCGCCTTGGTGAGCCGCTGTGCGTCAGCGGGGCCTAGCGCAGACTTTGCGGCAGCGTCCAACTCCTGCCGCAGTTTCTTGACATAGCGCCCCGTTACGCTCCCATCCACTACTTCGCCGAGAGAGGTACGCAACGCTTGGTACTGCTCGCCTGTAAGGCTTCCGTCTTCCGCCTTGGCGATGATCTTGTCGAACTGCTTGCGGACAACGCCAGCGGCCTCATCAGGGAGATTTTCCATGGCCGACTTTTCAATCTCCATCATTCGCCGAATGGTGTCCGGCGCGATGGCAAGGTGCTTGCCCTCGTAAAGCTTGGTGAACTCCTGGCTAAGGCGCTCCTTCGCGCCCTTCATCACTTCATCGCTTAGGACTGGGGTTTTGGCCTCGCCGAAGGACCGGCCCAAGGCGGCGTTAAACGCCTCCTGCTGCCGAGCGCCGGCTTTCTGCGCCCCTGAGAACGGCAAGTAATTCAGCGCCGAGGTGGTCGCCTTCAGCGCCTTGGAGTCGGTGACCTGAGAAAGATGCAGCGGGATTTTGGCGCGCTTCGCCAATTCAATTGATTCCTGCACGACGGGATTCAGCGCGTCCTTTGCGCGCCCTGCCAGCGCGCCAGCACTATGCGCTACGCCCTGCCCGGCGATACCGAGCAGCCCGCCAGCCACCGACTTGCCAGCCCGGCTTTCGCCGGAGCCGACGTCCTGCGCCGCCTCAAATCCCGCGCCCTGCAATGCTGCATTTATGTAGGGCATCACCCGGGATGCTCCGCCGATGCCGGGCAGCGCCATCATCTGATTTGCCTGCCCGAGGAAATTGCCAACCTTGCCGCCGGCGGTTGCCATCAAAGGGGCTTCCAGGCGCCGCGCCTCGTCTACGTCCTGCGTGGTGGCATTACCAAGAATCTGGCCGATGCCACGTGCGCTTGCCATCCCTGCGCGCCCATACCCGATCAGCGCATTCTCAGCAAAGCTGTTGCCTTCTGTTGGGTCGGCCGGCGTGGAGTCGCCATAGGGGTCGAACCCCACTTTCCCTGCAAACTCAGGAAAGCTCATCTTGTCCGCGTAATGCTTGCGATAGACCTTGGAGGCAAACTCCATGTCGTCCATCGCCGCATAGGCCGGCGAGCTTGCTTTCAACTCGGCGAGGGTTTGAGGCATCAGAGAATTCCGAGGGGGTCGGCTGCATCGGCGGCATCCCGTGACTGGGACGCCGATGCAGCCGGCGTAGCGCCAAGCTTCGCCGCAACGATTGCGCGAATATTCGCGATCTTCGCCTTGCGCGCTTCAGGGTGATCTTTGCGGGTCGGCAGCATTTCCATCAGCAGGGCCTGGTCTCGATCAGTAAACGTGCCTTCGCCAGCGACTCGGAACAACTGTTTGAGGATTGGCGCCATGGCGGCGATATTGCCCTCGGCGATCTGCTGATTTGCCGTTAGCGCTGGCAACGACCCCGCGACCGGGTTAGTCGTCGTGCCTTCAAGGCCAGATTCAACGCCCTTCATGGCCGTCTCGAACTGGTCAAAGGCTTGCATCCTCTGACGCTGCGCAGTTTGCCGAGTAATATCAGCTTGGGCCTGTGCGCTTCCTCGTGCGCGCTCAATAGCCCCCTGTGTCTCTATTGCCTGGAAACGCGGCGCGTTGGAGAGTTGAACGTCCTGCTTTGCCGCCTCAGTAACGGCGGCCTTATCCCCGGCCGTCATTCCTACGGCACCTGGCACGTCCTTGTAGCTGCCGTCGCGCTTATTGAAGGTGAGCTGGATAGGCTCGCCGTTTGGCCCCTCAACCGTCACCGATTGGTTAGCCATGCCGGGGTCAGATTTCCCTAGGAGCTTGGTTGATCCGTTGCGCGTGATGGCAACCCGGTTGCCGGCGTCGTCTGTGAAGGTGGACTGGACGCCCTGCGAGGCAGAACCGCCAAGCTGACCCGCAATCTGCTGCGCATACGGGAGCAGGCTTTCATCCCATTGGTCGGGTAGGCCCTGGCCCAAGCCGAGTCCATGAAGCTCCCTCGCAACCTGAGCGTATGCCTGCGGCCTGGCCTGCGGCGGCAACGAAACGAGCATCCCGGCGAGCTGCCCGACACGCTCCATCTTCGCATCATCCTCCGCGCCAAAAGAGTGCTGCGCGCCGATGGCCGCCTGCGGGTTAATCTGCGCGATCTGCCCGAGCAGGCCAGAGCGGTCGCCGCCCTGCTGGTAACCCTGCGCCATCAGCTTGCCAAGCGACGACTGATCAGACCGGGCCTTCCCTTGGTCGAAGCCTTGTCGAACGTATCCGGCCAAATCCAGCAGGCTAGAAGGCATTAGGAGCGCTTCCAAAAGATTGAGCTGTTGTAGTCGGCGGCATAGCCCGCGTTAAATGGGCTTCCGTTTGAGTACCCGGCAGGCGCATAGCTAGAAGCGTTGCGCCCGGCATACCAATCTCCGAACGTATTGCCGAGAACACCCGCGAGCTGCGCGTTAGTTTCGCCACGCTGAAGTGCAGCATTCGCTGCCGCTTGGCCCTGCTGCGAATACATGCTCGCAAGCCCTCCTGCATAACTACCCTGCCCGGCGGCAGCACTCTGTCCGCCTGAAAGCTGCGAAATCAGGCTGTTCCGATAGTTGCCAAGGTACTGGCTGGCGAGGCCCGAGCCGAACTGCGCGAGGTCTTTTTCGTGGCCACCGCTGAACAGCGCGCCGCGCGAGGCCGCCGAGCTATCCAGCGCGCCGATGCCCTGCGAGTACGCAGCTTTGTAATCGGGGCTAGAGGTGAATCCAGAAAAATCCCCGCTATTGAGCTTTTCCAGTAGCGGAATCGCACTCTGCCCGTATGCTTGATATGGCTGAAGGTCGGCGCGCGATTGGTTGTAAGCGTCAATGCCCTGTTGCGCGGCCTGCTTTTGTGCATCAGCGGCCTTGTCGGACGCCTTCTTTTGGCTATAGGCGCCATAAGCGGCTACGGCTGCGGTAACGATTGCAACGGGCATCCTTGCCAGTCCTCGCGAGTCAGAAGGTAGTAATCAGCGCCAACGTCTCGCCATGGACCTTCCGCGAACGGAACAAATCCATGCTTACGCGCGAATCGGCGAACGTGGGGCAAGTCCCTTGCCACTTGGGTCAAAATCGCTTCCGCGCCCAGCCCGAATATGTGGGCTAGCGCCTGCTCCGCCTTGCCATCCACGTCAGTCGTGTGGCGACGGAACATCGTGTGTACTTCGTAGGTCACTGGGTCATGGCGGTGGAATACAAATCCGCCCTCGTCCCACTCCAGCCCGACGCAATCACCCCAAGCCTTGCCAAGCCGGACGGGGCTACCGTCCTCGGAAACCGAGGGCAGAATCTCAGGATCATTCGCCACCGACTCCAGAAAGTCGGGGGACGTTGCAATCCTCATTCCGCGTCGATGCTCGCCGCGATCAAGTCGCCCCGGTAGGGCGATACGTCCCGCACCTGAAACAACAGCAGGCGGGCTTGCCCCAGCCTGCGCCACGTTGCGCGGCCGTCGAATTGCCCGGCATCGCCAAGGTCAACCGCGCGCCAATCGCTCCAGTTCCGGCCTCCGTCGCGGGAGGTCCGCAGCTCTACGTTGTGGCTCATTCCGACTCCAGCAGCATGTCCACGTAGACCACGCTCACCCCGGCGCCAGGCGCCTCGTCGTCGCAGCGGATGGCAATGATGTTGTCGCCAATCACAAGGCCGGGAGCGGCCACGTTGAACACCTGCCCGTTACCTCCAGATGGATTAAGCGGGCTGGTGACGATCAATGCCCCATTGACGTAGACGTGGAAGTTGTCCTCGATGTACGCCTTGAGGTTGATGCCACCTGACGGGACCGATGCCAGCGTGAGCGTGCGGCGAATCCACAGGCGGGTGTTGGTACCCCATACCGTCGCCATCTCGGCAGCGAAGCGAGCGTCGTAGGTATGCGCGGCCGGCAGGCTCGTGCTACTGTCGTCCTCCCACGAGCCGAACGGGGCCGTTCCGGTTGCCCAGCCGGAGTCATCGAACGCAGAGGCCGAGTAGTCGGTCGCGTCATCGTCGGCGATCTGGAGATAGCGCCATTCCGACTGGGCGGGCATGATCTGCTCGACCACTTCGACCGAATCGGCGTGGCTGGACTCGTTGCCGCAATCGTCAACGGCGGACAGAGAGATGGCGAACGTGCCAACCGTGGTCGGCGTCCCCGTGACCAACCCCGTGCCGTCAATGCTCAGGCCGTCAGGCAGGCCGGAAACCTCCAGCGTGTATTCCTGCCCCGGGTAGGCCGTCGTGATCGTGTACTGGAAGGACACCGACGCGCCGACGTAGGTGTCGGGCATGGAGCCGGTGATGACGATGCCGTCATGCTTCACGGATTGCGCCGCGCCCGAGTCCATGACGATCTGGAGCGCATTGATCCGCGCCCGCTCGCCGTCCTTGTGGACATAGCCCGAGGACCGGATGCGCTCGATAGGGTCGCAGCCGTCCAGCGCGTAGTCCCAATCCAGCCGATAGACCTTGCCATTCTGGAAGTCTCCGCCCAGCCAAAGGCCGGCCGACTTGAATAGGGTGTTGAGCCTCCACCGCTCCAGCCCAAAGGACTTGCGGCGGTGCCATTCGCCCTGACGAACGTCATAGCCCCACGTCTGCCCGTCTGGGAAGGTGATGTAATAGACCGTGTGGCCCTTGTCCTCCCAAGTGAAGGCAAAGGCGCGTGACCAGTCGCAATCCTTGATCGCGCCCTCAAGAGCATGGGTGCTGATGATTTGCGGGACGTAGCCGTTCAGCCGCGCGATCTGTCCGTTTTCGGTCAGGTAGAACACCGACTGATCCAGCTTGCAAATGGTGTTGCCAGAAGCGCAGCCCGACTCGATCACGCTGCCGCGCTGGAGCTGGAAGGCTTGGTTCTCCGTGGGAACATTCGTCCACGGCTCAATCGTCCGCTCGCCAAACACCAGCACTTCGTTGTGCAGGGCAATCAGCCCGACGATCCGATCCGGCGAGGTTTCGGCTTGGTACTCGTCAAGCGCGTTGTAGTCGGTCGCATCCACAAGCGCCGAGTGGAACCAGTAGCGCCGCTGCGGCTCGACACCCAAAATGCGCTGATTCAGGAAGTCGCACGCGATCATGCCCGGGAAGGCATCATCGGTGATCTGCCCGAACACACCGGTATAGGTGTTGTAGCAGTAGCCAACCGACCCCGCGCCGATCACAAGCTGATTGCCGCCCGTAATTTGGTTGTGCGCCATGCACACCCGGCCCGTGCCGGGAATCGTGCCAATTTCTGTAGCTACACCATCTACGGTGATCTGATAGAGCTTGCTGCCGGAGACGACGAACTTCTTGCCCTCTACGTCATGTGCGCCACGGTGCGGGCCGTCGCCAATGTCTGAGAACACCCGCATCCCCGGAACCATCGCCAGTTTGGAAGGCGACCGCGTACCGGCGCGCTCGGCCTTGACGGGGAGGTAGTTGATCGTCTCCTGGTGCGTCCACGGCAGGGCGTCGTCGGTGTAGGCGCCGCCGACAATGGGGAAGGGACGCAGCACTCAGTAATCGCCCGTGGTGATGTTGAACCCGTACTCCTTGCGGGGGAGTTCGGAGAAGTCGGAACACCCCGGCTGGAAGTAGCGCAGGCGAAGCCGGCCCATCGCCTGCTCTCCAATGCCGATGATTTGCGGGGAGAGTTCCACGCCGTACTCAGGCGCAACACGGAGGGCCAACTGGTAGGCGATGGCCTCCACGTCCGCCGCGTCAGTCGCCAGCGTGTCCGTGAGGCTGGAGAGGCTGTAGTCGGGCAGTCCAATGCCAGCCTCGTGCCACTCGGCCAACATGGAGTTGAGGGTGGACAGCGCATCCTGCGAATCGTCGGCAGGCGCAGCCATGCCGGCGTCCAGCACGCGACACAGCCGCAGCGCGCGGCTGATGATCTGGAGTGCAGTTGCCATCCGTGGCCTCTAGATAGGTGGGGCGTCCATGCCCCGGTGGAGCGTCCTTGCAAAGAAAAGCGGGGCTGCCGAAACAGCCCCGCCAATGCCGCACTTAGTTGTTGTGGTAGCGAACCGCGAGCTGCGGGCGCAGCGTCTTGTAGCCGTACAGCACATCGAGGCGACACGGGAACTGGTCGTTGTTGATGTCGTACGCGCGGACGATACGCATGGAGATGCCGTCCATGACCTCGCGGCGAGCGAAGTCCACGCCGTCCGGCATCACAAGGTCAGCGGTCGCGAAGGCGAAGGCGCCCTTCTGGAACGCCAGGCCGGTCTGGACAGCCGTCGAGGCAGTACCCGCCGAGGCGACGGTCTTGGAAGCACCCGCCGACACGATGGTGATGTTCTGCTTCGCACCCGAGGTGATCGGGGTCGGCGACACCGCAACGGAGGTGGTGCTGTCCGCCGTGACCACAAACTGCTTCAGGCGGCCGGTGTTCACCTTCGTTTCGTGGTGAACTTCGAACACGCCCGCAATGGTGATCACGTCGCCCGCCTTGAACGTACCCGAGCCGCCGGAGACGGTGATGGTCGCCGTACCCGAGGTGATGCCGGTCGAGGTGTTGCAGACGTAGGACGCCGCGTCGCCAACGGTATGGCTCGGCATCAGGGTGTTTTCGCCCCAATCGAAGCCAGCCGCACGACCGATCATGCCCTCGCGGTACTGCTTGGAGATGGACGCGTCATCCTGGAACAGCGTCTTGGTGTCCTTGATGACGTCCGCCATCGCCAGCGGGTCCAGCAGCATCGTGCGGTCGTTGGACGGGGCAAGCGAGTTCTGGAGACGCACGCGGCAATCCAGCGCCTTGTTGTACGTCGCGGCCGAACCGCCATTCCAGACCGAGTTGTACACGTCCTTGTACATGGACAGCGCATCGGCCTCGATGTTGGCCGCAAGCACGCTCATCGCCGGGTCTAGGATGCGCTTGCTGAAGTCGTCCAGCGAGAGCGTCAGGTCAACCGAGGTGAAGTTCAGGTCCACGCCCTTCTGCGTGGCCACCTGAAGCGTGGTGCTGGTTTCCACGGTGTCCTGTGCGGACAGGGTGGCGCCGGAACGAACCGTGTACTGGTTCGGCAGACGGACCTTCAGCGAATCGCCGATCTTGGCGCCTGACTTGGCGAACGAGTCGTCGTAGTCGCGGGTGATATTGCCGACGAAG